CAGCGATTTGCAAGATCAGGCGTTGCCCTGTTGTTTTACTCAATTTAATTTTGTACGAGCAAATAATAAATTAAGTATGAGTATGAATTTTCGAAGCTCAGATTTATTCTTAGGATTACCCTACGACATAGTTGTTGGTTCTTTATTTCTAATTACAATAGCTAAAAAAACAAATTTATTACCAAACTATTTAGGAATTAATTTAATAGATGCACATATATATAAATCACATATAGATCAAACATTAAAATATTGTAAAAACAAAATATATAAACTTCCTTTTTTACAAGGTAAATACGAAGACTATAATTTAATAAATTACAATTGTAATAATTATATAAAGGCAGAGTTAATAAAATAATGTATTATATATACCACATTAAAGGAATTAAAATAGGTTGTACTACTAATCCTGTTGAAAGGGTAGAAAAAAAACAGGGGTATACAAATTATGACATACTATATACAACAAATAATATACAAGAAGCTTCAGACAAAGAGTTAGAGCTACAAACTAAATACAATTATAAACAGGATAAAAAACCATATAAAGAAGTAATTATGAATATTAAAAACAAATTTTACATAACAGACAAAACAGTTACATTAAATAATACGTTTGATAAAGATTTAACAGGATTTGAATTTCCTGATTATATTGCTTATGAGGATAAAAAAATATATTTTACAAAAGAATTAATTACTTGGATAAAAAATAATAATATTAAATCTCAAAATGATAATAAAAGATATGTATATAGAAATCCATTTGAAAAAGCCTCCAACAATAATCCAGAAACAATATTTGATAAAATAAGAAATTGGGCTGAAGTTAGAGAAATATATAAAAAAGGTAATTCTCATACCCAATATGTTAAACTGCAAGAAGAATGTGGAGAGCTTGCAAAAGCTATATTAAATAAAGACAGATCCGAAGCCGTTGACGCTATAGGCGATATTGTAGTGGTTTTAACAAATTTAGCCTACTTTGAAGATTGCACAATTGAAGAATGCATTGAGTCAGCTTATAATGTTATTAGTAAACGCAAAGGCAAAATGATAAATGGAACATTTGTAAAAAATAAATAAATAATTTATATTTATTCGTTATATAGATATAGAGAATTAATTAATTAATATTTTATTAATTGTGGATAATAGAAAAAACAATGGTGGACATTCAACAAAAGGCTTTGCAGGAAGACCTAAAAAAGCTGATGAATTAAAGTTAATAGAAAAGCTAGATAATCTAATTGATAACGATGAGGTTATAAAAACATTAGGTCAGCAAATCTTTAAAGGTGATTCAAGAGCAATGTCATTATACTTTGGATATAGATATGGTAAACCAAAAGAATCAGTAGATATAAACTCTAGTGAAGGTTTCAACATCAACTTCAAAGACCTTATCAAGTTTAAGTGATTGAGATAAACAAAAAGTATTCTCCTATTTCTAATGCTGATTCTAGGTACTTTATTGTAACTGGAGGTCGAGGTTCTGGAAAATCATTCTCAATAAACCTGCTCTTGGTTCTTCTAACTTATGAATCAGGACATACTATCCTATTTACTAGATACACTTTGGCCTCAGCTTACATATCTATCATTCCAGAATTTATAGACAAACTAGAAACCCTAGACATTCAAGATGATTTCTACATTACAAAAGATGAAATTAGAAATAAGCGTTCAGGAAGCAAGATATTATTCAAAGGTATTAAGACATCATCAGGAGACCAAACAGCTAATCTAAAGTCATTACAGGGTGTTACAACGTGGGTTATGGATGAAGCTGAGGAACTAACAGATGAGAGTATCTTTGATAAGATAGACCTATCAGTAAGAGACCTTACACAAACAAACAGAGTGATTATGATCTTAAATCCTGTAACTAAAGAGCATTGGATATATACCAGGTTCTTTGAAGAAAGAGGAATAATGGAAGGAAGCAATGTTACAAAAGAGAACACAACATACATACATACTAGCTACCTAGACAACATAGACAACTTATCAGAAAGCTATTTAAGTCAAATAGATAACATCAAGTCAAGAAGACCTGAAAAGTATAAACATCAAATACTAGGACAATGGTTAGCAAAAGCTGAGGGTGTTATATTTACTAATTGGAAAATAGGGAAGTTTAAAGAAATAGGAGTTTCTGTATTTGGTCAAGACTTTGGATTTGCTAGTGATCCATCAACCTTAATACAAACCAATATAGACAATAACAACAAAGTGATATATCTAAAAGAGTGTTTCTTTCTTCCAAGATTAACAACATCAGAAATAGCATTACTGAATCTTAAACACGCTAGGAGCAATTTAATAGTAGGTGATAGTGCTGAACCCAGACTACTAACAGAAGTTAAATCAAAAGGATGTAACATTACTCCATCAATCAAAGGTCAAGGTAGTATAACATATGGCATATCACTATTACAAGACTATGACTTAGTGATAGATGAAGATAGTATAAACCTCATCAAAGAGCTTAACAACTATTGTTGGTTAGAACGTAAATCTAATACTCCAGTTGATAAATGGAATCATTGCATAGATGCTATACGATATGCTGTAAGTTATCAGCTCCAAAATCCTAATCGTGGAACATATTACATAAATTAGTTGTTAAATATTTTGTTAATTAATAAATTAATTGTATATTAGTGTAAAATTAATATATATGAAAACAAGAACAATGACAAACAAAAACAGAGATTCTTACAGGGTTGATGTTATTGACAAAGGCAAACTATTAAGCCATTATTTTAAAACAGAAAAAGAAGCTAACAGCTTTGTAAAATGGAAACAAAATTTAAATAAATATAAAGAGTTTATTTAAAGGTATGGATGCAGAGCAGAATTTACATAATTTACACTATCTAAACAACTCTATACTTGTTTCAGAAATTCTTAAAAAATGGCATAAGCAAAAGCCGGATCATAAAGAACTAAATGAAGTAGTAAGTGCTTACATTAAAATAGTGTTTTATATAACTAGAATAACACAAGACAATACAGTTAAAGACAGCTTGATTTCCAAATTTAGATATGAAAGAAATAAAGCGCGTTTAGAATTACAAGAATTAAAAGAGAAATATAACAACTTAAAAGACTTATAATATGTCAGATTGGTTTGACCATTTAAATCCTATTGATGCACCACAATACCAATGTTGTGTTTGTGAAAAGCCTTTATATCACGATAAGCAGTATTGTTCTCATAACTGTTTTGAAGCTGATATGATGTGAGTTAGTTTTTGTTTAGTTTGATTAGAAGGGTGGTAGAAATACTGCTCTTTTTTTATTATTTTTACTTAAAATAAAATCCACTTTTAATTACGTTATATATATATGAAACTAAGTATCGATATTCCTACATCACTAAAAGATGTAACATTAAAACAATATAAGCACTTTTTAAAGATGCAAGATAAGAACAAGGATGATAAGTTTGTTCAAGCAAAGATGATAGAGATATTCTGCAATGTCAGATTAGACCAAGTATTAAAGTTAAGGTTTAATGATACACAAGAGATAGTAAAGATACTATCAGAATTGTTTGAAGAAAAACCTCCATTAGTGCATAAGTTTAAAATCAATAAAAAGGAATACGGATTTCATCCTGAATTAGATGATCTTAGTTTGGGTGAGTACATTGACTTAGATACATATATAGGTGATTGGGATAATATAGAAAAAGCAATGAATGTTTTATACAGACCTATTACTCATAAGCTAAAAGACAACTATAACATAGAAGAATATAAAGCTGAAGATAATCCTGATTTATTGAATATGCCAATGGATGCAGTTCTAAGTTCTATTTTTTTTTTGTGGAATTTAGGAATAGACTTGTCGAAAACTATGACGAACTATTTGGACAATCAACAGACAGAAGCCTTGACGGAGTATCTGTCTTTGCAAGAAAATGGGGATGGTATCAATCACTTTATTCACTCTCTGGAGGGGATATTACAAGACTTGAAAGTATCTCTGAATTAAATGTACATAAGTGTTTTATGATGTTAGCTTTTGTAAAAGAGAAAAACGAATTAGAATCAAAACAAATTAAAAAGAAATTTAAATGAGCAATCAAGGAGTAAGAGGTTTTTATCAATTAAGCGAAACAATAAAAGAGCAGTTATTACAAGACCAAAACATCAATACAGTAACAACAGGTAATTTATCAGATGTCAACCTAAACAAACAAGACATCTTCCCAATGGGTCATATAATAGTCAACTCAGTAGTAGATGAAGAACAAGTATTGAGATTTAATATAAGTGTACTAGCTATGGATATTGTAGATTTCTCAAAGGGTGAAACTATTGATAGATTTAAAGGAAACAACAATGAACAAGACATCTTAAACACACAACTAGCAGTAATAAACAGACTAATACAAAGACTAAGAAAAGGTCAACTATATACAGAGATGTATCAGCTTGATGGTAATCCTAGTTGTTTACCTTTCTATGATAGGTTTGAAAATGGACTAGCTGGATGGACTGCTACTATGGATGTTCTAATTTATAATGATATATATATCTGCTAATGAAATTAGAGAATTTAGAAAAAGCAATAGAGAAATATGCAAAGTATGTAGTACAGCAATCTAAGTCAAACTTAACTAGAGACAAAAAAGGTGGTGGTGATTTATATAACTCTATTTCTTATGATCTTGATGTTGAAACAAATGCTTTTTTACTAGACTTCCTTATGGAAGATTATGGTGCATTTGTAGATAAAGGTGTAAAGGGTAAAACCTCAACATATCCAGAAACAAGTGCTGCGTTATCTAAGTTTCAATACGGAAGTGGTACTGGTCCAAAAGGTGGTTTAACTAAAGCACTTTATAATCCTGAAACAGAAAGTGGCTGGATAAAGAAAAAGAAATTTCAATGGAAAGACAAGAAAACTGGTAGGTTCTTAAGTTATAAAAGTATGAGTTATTTAATTGCAAGAAGCATTTATAACAAAGGTTTAAAGGCTAATATGTTTTTTTCAAAACCTTTTGAATCAGGATTACAAAAGTATGGAGATGACTTTTTAGAAGGCTTCATTTTAGATATAGAAAGACAAACAATATTCGGAGAAAAATAAACAACAATGGCAAATATAGCATTAAGAAACCCACAATATAAATTTATAGCAATACCTGCTTCAGGTGTGTTATCTGCAAAGTGTACAATAACAATAGGAGGTACACTAAGATATACATTAACTAAAAACGTAAGTCCATCTACTGGGTGTAACTTTGATATATCAGAACTTGCACGAGATTACTTAGACATTACTTATGCCTCAAATTATGCAATAGATTATATTGATATTGTTACAGTAGTTACCACACACCCACAAGTTAATGGTGGTGGTACAGCAGTCGCAACTACAACATATACTGATAAAGGTTATGAGGCTTTTGGATATTACTCAGAAGGCTCTAACCCAACTGTTCCATTTACTTCAGGTGCGCAATTTCTTATAGCACCACAAGATGCTCATAGTTCTCTAAGGTGGCAGATATATGTACCTTTTGGAGTTGCAGGTTATGTAGGTTATACTAATTCAACAGGTATATTTTCAATGAGTTCATACAGTACAACAGATACTACTGCATCAGGGCAAGGTAATATATGTACTATTAATAGAATCGATTGTACAAAATATGGAGATGGCAGAAAGATTACATTTATAAATAGATACGGAGTACAACAAGATTTATGGTTTTTCTTAAAAAGGGTAAAATCACTAACTAGAACTAATGAAAAATTTCAATCAAATACATTAGAAATTCCTGATGATGAATATGCTGATTACACAAAATCAAATGCACCTGTAAAAGTATTTAATACTCAAGGTAAACAAACACATACATTAAGTTCTGGTTACTATCCTGAAACAGCTAATGATTTTTTTAAAGAACTTTTATTAAGTGAATATGTATGGATGACAAGACCAAAAGAACAAGCTAGTGCATCTGAAGAAACAATCCCTGTTATAGTTAAAACATCTAATATGACATTTAAAACGTCTTTAAATGATAGGTTAATCGAATATACTGTTGATTTTGAAGAAGCATTTGATGTAATAAATAATATAAGATAAATGCAAAAACTGCAATTATATATTGGAACA